TCCCTTATAAATATCTCTGGCAAGACCCAGCACAAAACCGCCTTGTTTTTGGATTTCTTCTATTTCGTTTTTAAATCTGACGTCAGATACTAAAGCTAACTCTGAACCTTCTATTTCTACTTTAGATAAGAAGGAATCTAGCCATACTTTATGGTTCATTTTTCTAAAAATATCAGTTCCAACATACTGTAGGACTTCTCGGGCACTCATCTTGCCCTTAGCATGGACTAAAAGGCCCAGAGAGCTAGCTTGCTCTTTAGTAAATCCTTTTTTCTTTAGTTCTCCCGGAGGTATAACTCCCGGCATATCTTCCCATCTTAAATTGGTTTTACTGTTCTTGTCCTTGTCTGTTCCAAAGACTTGTTTCCTCTCTAAGCCTAGAATACTAATGGCCATTTCTTTAAGGGTATCTGCTAGGGCATACAATCGAATATATCTACCAATTTCGTTTTCAAAAAGGCTCTCTATGTCTACATGGGGTTCTTTAAATGGGAAAAATTCTTCTTTGGTTGGATTCTCTCCGAATATATCGGTAACTTCAATCTCCCCACTATCGGAAAGTCTAGAGACTTTACATATTCCTAACTCGGCAAGCTTCATTGCAAGTATACAATTGCAAACAGTGTTTTTACCGCTTTGTTTCTTGCCAGCAAACGCTATAATCTGTGTCATGGTTATACCTTATTAGTTATTAAGTTCTGGGTAAAGGCCATTCAAAACCTCTAAACGATCTAGAGCGTCCACAAGAAGGTCTAATGCCTCGTCTAAATTCTGATGGAAATCGCCAGTTGAGTGATCTCCAATACCAGCAGCATTGTTTGTCAACAATTCAAGAGACAGCTTAGCTTTTTCTTGATCTGCAATAGCTTTGTGGTACAGGTAACTGATAGCGTAATTTTTTACTTCTTTTTGGGGCATGTTAAATTTCCTTATAAGCGTCCATAGCTTGTTGAATAAAAGGTTTAATGTCAGATGTTACACCATCTACATTGAGGTCAGCGACATCATTAGCATTGAATCTAGGGAAGTATAGTCGATACAATCTACCACAAACTTCTTCGATTTTAGCCGCCGCCTTCTTTCCAGCCTCATCATTGTCCATTAAGCAGACTATAGATAAAGCACCAGATTCGTCCAGCAGATGTTTTTGATCGTTATTGAATGCCGTACCAAAAATAGCTACAGCATTATATATTCCAGCTTCGGCTAGCCGCCAGACATTTCCCGGCGATTCAACAAGAATTGCAACGCCTGTGTCTAACATATAGTTCTTAGCCTTCCAGTAATTATACAACCACTTTTCTTTCTGGAAGCCCTTGCTGTGCATCCATTTTGGGAAGTGTCTACAATTTTCTTTTGGAGGATGGTAATGCTTGCACTCTTCACATCTGGGGTGAATGCTTCTACCTGTGCAGCCAACAATATACTTATGGTCATTATCATAGATTGGAACAACAGCCCTTTGATACATGGGTTTGCGAGGGTTATCACAATACCCAACATCATATTCTTCTAAAATCTCTTTGTCGAAGCCTCTATCTACGTAATACTTAGCTGGAACCTCTAGTTTTTCTCTGTATTGTTCCTGTGTTATCCCAAGACCTCTAGCTTTTTTTGTAGAGATAGAGCTAACTAAGCTACCAAACTTCATCTTTTCAATGTTTACTGTTTCGCTTTTTAAAGAGTTAAAGTCTTGCTTAAGGAAGGACAATAAAAATTCTACAGCCTCAGAGAAGTTGGCTTCCTTGTCTCCCTCTTTTTCCCAGTTGTATTTGAATCTAGAGAGACACCCTCTTATGAAGTGTATTAGGCTATTGCCAAATAAGTCTTCGCATTGGTGAGTCCTACATTTAAAGTGAACCTTGTAGTCCGCCTTGGGGTACATATTTAGGGCGGTAGGGTTGTCTCCGCCGTGTATTGGACAGCAGGATTTTATAAGTATCTCGTTTCTATAGCTAGCCCTTACCCCAAAATACTCATAGATTTGGTCTATGTGCTGTGCTGCTAGGGCAGATAGTTGTTTTAGCTTGCCAAAGTCCCCATATTTATACGAATGGGATGTCTTCGCTTGGTGAGTATTGTTCTGGTTCATTTTCGTACGTGTTATCCTCTAATTCGAAGGCTGTCTTTCCTTCTGATATCCTAGCATAAGATCCATTCATCATTATATTAATATAGTCTTTGTCTTCTAGTCCTTCCCCATGTCGAGAGATGACGGGGACAAGTTTGCGGTTTCCATTTTCTGGCCCGTCCTTGGCAATTTCTTCATCAGATTTATATTTGTAGATACTAAAGTTAGAGCAGAGCCAAATAATTCTATCTGAACCAGAGGCAGTATCTGTCGTCTCTTTGTTTATGCCATCGCGATTTAGCTGTATAAAGGACAGTACTGGGACTTCGTATCTTAATGCAAAATTGTGTAGGGATGTCATCATAAACCCCAAAACTTGGAACTCCTTCATGTCGCTTTTGATCGCAGCAGAGTCCATTAGCTTTAGGTAGTCATAAATTATGACACAATCATTCGCTTTGCCCTTATCGTTTACGCCAACTACCTTTGCTATCCATCTACGCATAATGGAGATTTGGTCTTCAAAAGACATACCTCCAATGGATTTAAAGTAATAGGGAATATCTTTTATCTCTTTGGCGGCCTCGAGAACACGCTGGTTTTTTAAGGGACTTTGAGAGAATTTACCAGTTTCAATATCGTTAATTTCAACATCAGAAAGCATAGCCATCATCCTGTTTTGATGATCTTCTTTCCTCATCTCAGTATCTAGATTTAGGACAGGAATGCCTTGTCGGGCTATATGAACCCCCATATTGTCGGCTAGCAAAGTTTTTCCTGTTTTTGGCCTAGCCCCTATAACATTCACAGTGCCTCTTCTGAGTCCTCCACCAATAGCAAAGTCGTAACGATTGAAGCCAGTAGAGATACCGATCTGATCGATAGGGTCTTCTGCTAGGTCTTTCAAGTAGTCTTCGACGTCTTCAAACATCTTACTTGGGGCCTCGTCTGAGTCAGAAAGAATGGAGGTAAAGTCAAAAATAGACTCTTCCGCTATGCCTAAAATCTGGGAGATAGGCTCATCTCCTTTGACCTCAGTGTACTTTTCTTTAGTCAGTTCAAGCTGGTCATACATCATTCTAGCTATTTGTAGCTTGCGTACCTTGGCTGCAAAGCCCCTTACGTTGGAGAGCAGGACAGGAAACTTTGCAATGGAGGCTAGGTGTGAGACCTCTTGGTTATTAAAAAAGTCACTTAAACCTATCTCTTTTGCCGCCGACAATATCAAAGGAATGTCTGGCTTGACAGTATCATCTTTTTCTATTACATGCTTAAGACAGCAGTAAATGGACATATTAGACTCTATAGTAAAGCTATTTTCATCAACTATATCTGCTATATCAAAGTATGCGTCTGATCCATGTCGAAGAACTCCTGCTAGGATAGCTCGTTCTGCTGGCAGGTCTTGTAAAATCATCTTATCTCCTTACGCAACAGTTGTTGCATGTGTATCTATTAATATCTTGTAATGTGACCGCAGACACCTCGTCTTCTCTTCCGCAGACCATACATTCCACTTCAACCAAAGAGGCTTCTTCTCTTGTTCTAGGGGTTCTTTCAAAGCTTTTACTTGCCTTGTCCGCTTCTTCTGCAGCCTTGAGCTCTTGTCTCTCCGAGCTAGAAAAGTTAGTATTTCTCATGAAGTCTTCAAACTTATTTGGTCGGTTTCCAGAGAGATCCATCCTGCTAGTTCTAGCCTTATTCCCCTTGTCATTCCCAAAAGACTTGGTAGATCGCCCCTCTCCTCTTCTTTTGGACTTAGGCTTCTTTCCTCTCTTTCCTTTTCCTCTTTTTCTTTTGTTGCTAGACTTGGGTTTGTTGTTTTCAATCGAATGAACGCCTTGGTCGTCCTGCATCTCAACTATTACCTGCATGAGGTCTTCTTTCGACATTCCGCTTAACATTTTTTTTAGTTCTTTTTTGCTCATGCTCTGTTTACCTTTGCTCTTTGAAGGTTGACAAATAAGTCGCTAATGTTCTTTACGGAGTTCGCTAAATAGGTAAGCCTGTCCGCTCTTTGCTGTGCATAGACTTGTATCTTTTTTAATTTACTTGCATAACTGTCTTCTTTAATAGCTTGATTGTATTGGCTGTCCCAAGATCCGGAATATTGGCTCTCTCTACCAGCGAGCATGTTTTTAATACAAGAGTTAGCCCAGTTTACTCTAGCTACTTCCCTATTGTATGAACGCTGTAGATAAAAAGAAAAGCCACCAAGCAAAAGGGCAGCTTCAGCACATTCTTCAACAGTTAACTTTTCCATTTGCTGTCTAGGCATAGACATATAATTCTTAACAGAAGGGTCATGAAACTCACCAGTATACTGCGACATACCGAGACTTCCCTCATACTCATCCAAAACAGAGTCTACGTGCTCTAGTCGTTCCTGTGGCTGATTCTGTGGTTCCACTGTTTTATATCCTCGTTATACGGAAGCTCAATGTACGTTATATTATTATACTCGCACCATTCCCTTTTTTTGGCATCTCTTTGTTTTTGATTCAAAAAATCTTGTGCTGAAGTATGAAATAGAGTATTAAAACGGTAATGTTGCTGTCCATGCACTTCAACAACCAGCTTTACTGTATTGATATAGAAATCAAAAAAACACTTCTCGCTTCGAGTCAAAGGGGCCATGACCTCTTCCAAAATTTGTACAGTAGGAAATGTCCCAATAAGTAAGTCTCTAGCTGCAAGATGTAGTTTAGATCTTCTTCTGTTATCGTTGGCTTTGACAACATAGCCGCTTAGCTTCCAGTTTTGAATTTCGTTATTTAGGTCTCTAACTTTCATTTCTTTCGTACATTATTGTTTTATTAGGAGAGGTAGTGGTAATTCTTTTTTGTTTAAAGTTTTCTAGTAGATGGATAGCGAGACCTTTAATAAAATCATCTATTTGTTTTGTTCCCGAAGAGACTCGGGGGTAGTTGATTACCGCTATCTCCCAGCCAGTTTCTATGTACTTTGTTCCGCATACGAATGTTGTAGGGGTAACTCTGACTGGAGTCCAGTCCTTTTGAGAGTCTTGAAAAAGACCTATCTCCCAATACAAATCACGCTTGAAAAAAGGCTCTTTCGTTTCTTCATTGATAGAACCTAAAAACAAACTCACTTGATATGTTTTATTCTTTTTTATTCTCATTGTACCGCTCATCACACACCTACCATTTCGAAAATCTGTTTTCTAAATTCTTCATACTCTTTAGGGTTATCCTCTAAATATTGGGCAAAGTTAGCCTTACCTTGAACCTTTTCGCCATTTGGTAGCTTTAGCCATGCTCCAGCTTTAGCAACCAAACCAAAATCGATTAGCAAGTCTGCAACTTCCATCTCCTTCCAAATACCTCTACCATATCTTATGTGACTCTCTACTTTTTGACCCGGAGGTCCGATAGCAGACGTTGCTATTTGCCAGTGTATGGTCTGTCCTATTTGAGCATCTCCTTGCATAAGTGGAACAGAGTGTGTAGCGTGCAGTTTTACATCAACCTGATACTTCAAGGCGTTTCCTGATTTTTCTATCTTTGTTTTCCCTCTTCCAAACCTCTGCATATTAGCCATAAGGTGAGTTATTCCAATCACGGTTACTCGATTGATTGGGAGAACGTTGGAAATCCTTCTACAGAACTTTGCTAAAATCTTTTGGACGCTCATGACCTGCATGTCTGAGAGGTCTCCCGTAAGCTCTGCTTCGCTAGATAAAGCCGAAAAGGAGTCTACGACAGCCAAAGAGCCCGGCTGCGTGTGTACAATATTGTCCACGATGCTCAGATATTTTTCAGCAGATAGAATGTTTCCTTCTGTAGATCCGATGATCTGCATCTCTTCTGAGTCAAGACTTAAGTCCGCAATACCTTCTAGGTCTCGCTTTTTTAAGCGACCTTCTATGTTGGCGTAGTAGACCTTACGCTGATAGTGCTTCTGTGCGTTTGCACAAAAGGTGAGGGCGGTTACTGTCTTCCCTACTTTCTCAGGGCCAGTCATTATAAACAATGACCCTTCAGGAACTCCTCCTCCTAGAGCTATGTCTAGTTTGGGGCCAACGGACAGAACTTCTAGAGGTCTATCTACAATTGAAGAGGGATCATGAAGAACATCACCATATTCTTTGATAATGTCTTTACTCATCTAATTCCCTCAACTTTGATATAATTGATTTTTTGTTGTTGTTGCTTTTATGCTTTACTTCTTGCTTGTCTACAATCTCGTACTCTTTAAACGTGCGTTCTTTTATAGCGGCTTGCTTCTCCTTAATTATACCCTGAAGAAAAGGAGACCTAAGAGAATAAGTTTTCCAACAACGGTTATCCTTAAGTGCTGCTATAACAGCCTCTTCTGAGAAGTCCTTTAATAGCTTATTTGCTATAGTAATTTGATAGCGAAAATACTTTTTCCATTCATCTATTTCCCAGAACTTAATCGGCAGTTCCTTGCGGTCTACCTGAGCCTTCTTTTCACACACAAACTCCGTTATGTATTGTGGTGCGGAGACCCATCCTTTGGGAGAGTACCTAGAAGGGTACTTGCTTTTTTCGCTTCTTTCTTTACTCATTAATCTTATGGATGGTGGTTTCTGATATCTTTGTTGGTTTAGCTTCACGTTTCTTCGCCGAGTCCACCCTATATGAGCCAGCCTCCGTCATAATTGCCACCCCTTTATTTCCAGAGGCAGTCTCGTTGATGGTAAGGGGGGTAGTTTCTTCTTCATAGTCTTCGAGCAGCGTTTCTATTAAAGACTTTTCTCTACCTAGAGCCCTAGCAATCTCACCAATGCTCATCTCATTGTTAATCATGCCTTCAATACAGAATTTCTCTGTCTCTGTTAAGGCTTTGGCTTTGGATAATTTTCCCATTATATTTCCCTTTCTGCATTACGCAACCAAGCAAAGTTTTTGGTTCTTAAAAAATTTATATAAAAATTAAACGCCTTTTCGCTGACTGGTTTAAGTTCCCACTCAGGTTTGCCAGCGTGACGCTTTTGTTTGTATTCTGTTCCCTCAGTATATATACCCATAGGATCAAAGGGCTTTCCGTAGCGGCCTTTTTTGATATAGAATTTGGTTTTGTTGCTGTCTTCTACTGCCTTAGCGTGAACCTGAGCAGGGTCAAACTCTTTTATATTCATGCGAGGGAACCCATCCTCATCAACCCAGTCCTGCTTTCCCAATATAGTATAGAGAGATGTTGTTTCATCGGCGGTTTCCCCTCTGGTGGGCTCTTCTGTGCGATCTTTATGTATTTTAAAGTTGCTCATCTGGTTTTTTTCCTTCTCTTTTTTGAAGCACTATCTTTTGTCCACTTGACACCGCCATCAGGCTTGTCCATTCGACTCATTCCAGTGGGAAGCTTGGCCCCTCCTTCGGTTTTCTTGGTTTTAAACTCTTTTCTAAGGTCTTCACATTTCCATTTTCCCAATTCCTTTGTTTGTTTGTCTGCGTAGTGACCAATGGTTTTTATCTCAGAAAGAGATAGAGTATATCCACCGTATACGTTGTCTTCGGAAAAATCTCGGTGAACATTTTTTATTTTTTTACAACTTGGACACTTTAAACGGTCTCTGTATTCTGAAAAAGAAGAGACAATTGACCAGCTATGATTGCAATCGTCACATAAGTAGCTATATTCTGGCAT